GACTTTGGAACCATGCGTTCAACGGTCCTGGTGGTTGGTATATTGAGAATTCACTGACCACGATTGGTAAGAATGATCCAGTATCTGAATACAACACTGAACTTTGGAACAGTGGTGCAGAATCAGATAAGGAGATTGCCAGGAAGCAGAAGCGAATTCTTAAATATTACTCCAACATCCTAGTTGTGAGTGACCCAAAGCACCCTGAGAATGATGGTACAGTAAGGTTGTATCGTTTCGGTAAGAAAATCTTTGATAAGATTACTGAAGCTATGAACCCTGCGTTTGATGATGAAACTCCCTTGAATCCATTTGATATGTGGAAGGGTGCTAACTTTAAACTCAAGATCCGTAAGGTCGATGGTTATTGGAATTACGATAAGTCTGAGTTTGATAATCCTTCAGAACTGCTTGAAGGTGATGACGCTCGCCTTGAAACATTATATAATGAGAAGTTACATAGTCTACAGGAATTTGTTGATCCTAAGACTTTTAAGACTTATGATGAACTGAAGGAAAAACTCAACAAGGTTCTTACTGGTACATCAGTAAAGGGTACTGTTGAGACATTTACTCCCAAGAAGAAAGTTGAAGTCATTACTCCGGTTCCTGAAACAACCGATGACGATGAGACTTTAGATTACTTTGCCAAGTTGGCAGATGAAACTTAATCGTACGGCAACTACGATAAGGGAGTCCTTCGGGGCTCCCTTTTTTTATCTTCCGGGAGCGCCACCACCACCACCATAACCAGATAACGAACCGTATACTGGAAGTTTCTTTTTAGTGTTTCGCATGGTATTGGCGAGTTCCATAGTACAAGTATAATTAGGATCATCACCCGAACAAATAATATGATGTGCAACTTTAGTAATTAGCCATATATTATTATTTCTATCTTCACCCCAAATATCTTTTGATCCTGCAAGACCAGTTATATCAGGACTACCAGAACCTAAACCAATTTGAGGAAATTCAGCCTTTGCATTTTTACCTATTTGCAGACCAGAGATACCAAACATTTCACATTGTATTCTTTCATAACCTAACATATGGTTCATCTGCATTTTTCTTAATAGACCGTGATCTGGCGTACCTACACTCCAAGGCGTATCTGATCGCCAATTATTTCGGTTGATGTTTGTCATATCACCAGCACTAAAACTATTATATCCAACATTTGCATTCGGCCATTCGGATATTTTTTTATCACCACTACCCAATGCAAAATATACTGGTGTTTCTGATGCATGGGAATATGTATCTTTTTTTAGTTGTTTTAGATAATCACTTTTGTATATGTCAAAAGATTTATAGACACTGTTATGTCTGATTTGTTTCGCTGCCCAAGCTCCAGCCCGAACAGTTTTCCATTTATCACCAGTAGCAATAAACTCAAAACTTTTACTTCTCAACATTGCAGCTGTATAACCTGTAAGACCAGCACCTCTACCTGACCCTTCAGATGTTCCACTAGTAGTCATAGCATTATTTAAAGTAAAAACCAAATCATCACTAGACATTTCTCTTTGTAAAGGAACCATAAACCAACCACCATCACCTGATGACCACCTCTGTGCAGTTTCAAATATAACAAAATCAGAATGTTGATTTTTAAACATATTCATAGACATAGATTCTTGAGGACCTCTAACATCATCTCCTGTATATGATTGTGCTGAGTTTGCCAAGAATGTAATCAAGTCAAATGGGTGCATATTGGGTGTTACGAAATGCTTTAACCCGATTGTTCTTGCACAATAGACAGGTTTAGAGATTTTCATTTCCTTTTTCATAATATCACCAACAATACCATCATCACCACCATCAGCTTTACCACTACCGATAGTTCCTTGATATGTTTTTGATAGTCTCATTCTATCATTTGTGACCATTTCAGTAGAGCAGAAATGTAGTCTATACTCTAGATGAGATTGTGTAGTTTGTCCTTGATTAGATTCAGGCGCTATGATTTCTTCTATTTTATGGATGTATAATGGGTATCCTCTGACCGACCAATTTTTTAATCCTGCCTCGGCGGCTCCAGCAGTTTCAAAATCTAACCACAATAATTCTTCACCAATGATAAGAGCATTACGAATGAGATTGATATTGTCTCTCATTTTTAACCAACCAGTGATGCCAAGTTGTTCTATATCCTCAAATAAATGTATTTCCATAACCATTCTGGAAATATCATATAGAGAATCATCTCCGTGTTGGAGAGTACATTCTGTTATGTTAAAGGAGCCTGGGGGTGGTGAGTTGCCGTCTGCCGATCTAGTCTCGGCTATTGCCTTTAAACCTTCTACGATATCAATTGCCATTTTGCACTACTAATTTAAATTCAGATATAAATGATGTGAGATACGCCCCGTCTAATAACTTTATTTCCTTTCTATTCTGATTTAATTCAGATTCATAGACATAGTTAGTAACAGATGTTGCACTGGGTTCATCGGCCAACTCTACTTTTATTTTTGTGTTGGTATTTCCAGACTTCTGTGATATTTCATAGTGATGAATACCATTAGGATCTGCATATTTACTAATAACATAAGCCTGTAGATTGCGCTGGGACATTGGCCAATCATAGTAACGATCATAATATTGATTCAACATTAATACGATCCAATGATACTCTGATCTACCGTAGTAATCAAATGCAACACTTTCAGGAGTTTCATTTTCCTTTACTGTATATTTTGTAAATAATACATCTCTGGTTTTTACCTCAGCTCTAGCGACTACTCTTGTTAGAATGTCTGAGACTGTATGAAATATTTTATTACCAATGGCGTCATACGCAATGGTGGGAAAGTTTTCAAAATACATAATTAATATCCTGCACCATCTGCATCCATATCGGCTTGTGATAACAGTTGTACTTCTTTGAATTGAAGTGTTAGGTCTACTTGAACAGGTGCCGAGTCATCAAATACAGCAAATCTATCACCACCATAAACAACACTAACATTTGTTAAGGCACACTTAGCAATCTTGTTCATATGAGCCATAGGACGTCCACGGCTATGATATGAAATACCAAACAATTTAGGTAGTTCATATATACGCATTAAATTGCCTGCTAACTGTCTTGGTGCTGAATTTACTTTAAAAAATTTGACGATACGGCGTATCGTATCAGAATCTTCACGGGCCAAAGGTTTAAGACTGTAGTTATATGTGAAATCTCTAAATGCAGGACCTGTATAGGTGACATAGGTGTTACTAAAGTTTGCCCTACCAGAAGCACGCTGTGCGGCTGCTTCACCCATTATCATTTTACCTACAGTACCTAGAATGGCATTACCACCACCTAATGCACTTTTGCCTGCATCTTTTAATTCTTTCACAGAACTTGATAAACTCCTATTACTACTCATGGCAGTTTCTACAGCCATTTGAACTCCAGATGCAACCATTCCTACTTCCTGTTGATCCCACCCTTGTTCGTATGTTGCACCGATACCACTAGGAATAGGTAGGCATACAAATTCATGAGGACCTTCAAAGTTCATATCACTGGTACTAGACCCCACACCACCTCGCATTGTGAAAGATTCAAACATCATATAGTTGGCATTCTGACTAGTCATTCCTAAATCTGCTGGATGTACCATTACATTAAGATCAACCTTCTTCCCTGTTTGTACAGTCGTGCCTGATCCTTGATGAGCTTTCGTAGTTGATTGTATTCGTTGTTCTTCAGCTAGTTTGGCATCTTTTTCTGCCATAAACTGTTCTTTAGTTTGCGTTACCATATAAGTATTTATATGGATAATAAGAAATACTCACGGCGTAAACCTTACAAAGGTAAGTTTGTACCTATTGAGCCTGGTAAGTATAAAGGCAACCCACGAAACATTATTTACCGATCAATGTGGGAACGGCAATGTATGGTCTATTTTGACCGTAATGAGAATGTTATAGAATGGTCTAGCGAAGAAGTTGTTATACCTTATGTGTCTCCTTGGGATAATAAAATACACAGATACTATCCTGACTTTTTAGTGAAGGTGAAAAAAGGTCAAGTAATAGAGACTAGAATAATTGAAGTGAAGCCTGCTAAGTTTCTTAAACCACCAAAAGTAGGAAGAAAAAAGACCAAATCTTATCTATATGAGGTAAGAGAATGGGGCCGCAATAGTGCAAAGTGGGCTGCAGCTAAAGATTATTGTGATAAACGAGACTGGATGTTTGACGTTTGGACGGAAAAAACTTTGCGAATGTAGATAAATAGTATTGTATGAGTTTATTTACAGAGATACAAGAATCTGCTGAAGGTAGAGAACTATCGCTTAAATGGTATCAAGCGAGAGTAAGAGCGTTGGGCAAACTTAAAGGTGATATGGTAATTAGAGAAGGTAAGGCTGATGCCATGGCACAGTCTCGTCCTCAGTTCGGTATGTTGAATCTGTTTAACTACAGACCAAAAGATTCTATGAGAATTCCTTACTATGATGTGTTTCCTTTGGTTCTACCTGTTAGACGATTAAAGACTGGGTTCGCTGGTTTGAACTTGCACTATCTACCTATCCCAATGAGGGTAAAACTTCTAGAACTTATTGCTGCTGGATATGGTGATGAGACTGCACAGACTGCTGTAGTGACATGGGATAAGGTAAAGGCGTTACGATATGTGGCACCGACCATTAGACAGTATAATAAAAAGAAAGTAGGTTCTCTGTTTTTACGAATACCGCTTGATGATATGTTGATTGGTGCATTACTACCAGTACAACAGTTCTATAGTGGAGAATTTAATAGTCGTAAGAAAGTACATAATAATAAGGTGTATAAAGATTCTAGGGAAAAGATTAACTATGGCACTTGACGCATTTACTGCTAGAATAACTCAGAAAGGTTATCAGAAACAAAATAAGTATAGGGTTCAGATAAATTCTCCTAATGGAGCAATGCCACAGGCCATGACTTATTTTGCAGAAACTGTTGAAATACCAGGGCAGACTATTATTAGTAGTCCTGATGATTTGCGTTACGGTCCTACTAGAGAAATGGCTACGGCGATGAGTTATGGACCTACAAACATAACTTTCATTTGTACTCCGGGATTACCAGAACGAGAGTTTTTTACTGCATGGCAAGCAAGGATTGTTAGTAAATTTAGTTGGGAAGCTAGATATTATAATGAGTATGCTGGTAGGCAAACCCTATCAATTTATGCTTTAGATAATAATGAAAAGACAAAATATGGAGTAACATTACATGAGGTATTTCCCAAAACTGTCAGCGGCCAAAGTTTTTCTGCTGGTAGTAATGACGCATACCAAACACTAGATGTAGAATTTGCATTTAGATATTGGGAAGAAATTCCGGTAGGTGGCGGCCCCGCCGGGCGATATGATTGAAACTATATTAAAGGAGAATTGAAAATATTATGAGTTTACCAGTAATTAATACACCAACATATGAGTTGGAAGTTCCTTCTACGAAGGTGAAATTGAAATACAGACCATTTTTGGTTAAAGAGGAAAAGATTCTATTGATAGCAATGGAAGAAGAAGATCAGAAACATATGGTGAATGCTGTCCGAACGATAGTAGACAACTGTACGTTTAAGACTATTAAAGTTAATAAGATGCCTATGTTTGATTTGGAGTATGTGTTTCTTAACATACGAGCCAAATCAGTGGGTGAGGTTGCATCAGTGAAGGTGCTGTGTGATGATGATAAGGAAACGTATGTAGATATTGATATACCCTTAGAGGAAATTCAAGTTAAATTTCATAAAGATCATACTAACTTGATAGATTTGACAGATGATATTAAGATAGAGATGTCATACCCAACATTTGAAATGATTGATTCTTTTGAGTCAGAAAATACAAAGGCTATATTTGATCTGATGGGTAAGTGTGTAGAACGAGTAATTGATGGGGAGACTATCCACGAACGAGCGGATTTTAATAAAAAAGAATTAACAGATTTTCTTGATAGTTTGAATACTAAACAATTTGCTGAGATGCAGAAGTTTTTTGAAACAATGCCTAAATTGAGTCACGAAATAGAGTTTACTAATCCAAACACTAAAAAGAAACATAAGAAAACATTGGAGGGCCTTAACAGTTTTTTCGTATAGCTCTTTCTCACGATAGTTTAGAGCATCATATAAAATTGAACTTTGGTTTAATGCAACACCACAAATATTCGTATTCAGATTTGATGGATATGTTGCCTTGGGAAAGAACGATATATGCTGCACTCCTAGTTCAATGGTTGAAAGAGGAGGAAGAGCGAAGGAAGGCAGAGGCTAGGAGATAATAGTGGCGAGTACTGATAAAGTAAAAATAGTAGAGACTACCAAAGAGTATGAGTTGGCGGTTGATGATATTGTACCAGCAACGGGACAAGACGAACCCACATGGTACAATAAAACTTCAGGCGTCTTAGATCAGTTTAGGGTGATACCTAGGCTTATTATGTTGGCCTATATCTATGCGTTTTATTCGTCTACTACATGGTTTATGGCTCTGCCCGATCCTACCAATTCACAAGCAGCATTCATATCAACAATAGTCGGCGCCGGTGCAGCATTCTTTGGACTGTATGTTGGTAAAGCAGGTTCACCAATACCTAAAGGTAAAAAGTAAATGGCCACAGAAGCAGACAGCGCTAATCGCCTTGCGGCAGTTACCGAAAAACTTAAAAAGATTGAGGCCGACCGAGCCTGGAATTTGTCTAAGGAAGGTAAGGCAGCCAATAAGAGACTAAAAGAATTACAACTCCGCATCAAGAAAGAAAATACACTTCTCGATAAGCAAGCTGCAGATACCAACCAACTAGAAGATATTGAGGCCAAAAGACACAATCAAGCTGGAGAATTGGCCAGACTAGAAGAGCAGATTGCTTTTGCAAAAACCAGAGATGCTGCAAAAGATAGAAAGGCCGATAGAAAGTTTAATAAACAAGAGACAAAACTACAAGATAAATTAAGAAACTCTCAAAGAAATTTCGGTAAAGAATTTTATGATAGTATATTTGGCACCTATAGTCTAATTGGTTCTCTTAAAGATATGTTCCCCAAACCTGTGCAGATACTTGCTGGTTGGGGTTTTGATAAGATAAAGAAAGGAATATCTCAAAGCACTAAGGCTATAGGTAAATTAGCCAAGGGTGGTTTCAATGCTCTGTTTGGTAAAAAAGATTCAGATGCACCACCCGGAGTTAAGCCAACCACTGAGGCCATACCTAAAAAGGAATTATCTATTGGTGCCTTGGCCAAAGCTCACACTATGGGAAAGGGTGCAGCATTTGGAACTGATCCTGAAACAGGTGAGCCAATAAAGGAAGGTGTCCAACCGCAAGATAAACCTACTACTATCGGCGGAAAGATTAAAGGTATAGGAGCTTCTCTTAAAGGTGCAGCAGTTTCTATGTTTGGTGGTGCTGGTGGAGAAGGTGGTGCTGGTGGAGAAGCTGGTGCTGGTGGAGAAGCTGGTGCTGAAGGTGTCAAGGCTGAGGGTAGTGAATCTGCGGCCGAAGGTGCTGGTATTGCAGATCCTGTTATTGCTATGGATAGTGTTGCTGGTAGTGCAGCCGAACAATTGGATGAAATGAAAAAACAAACATCATATCTGGCTATAATTGCAGATGCTAGTGAAGGAGAAGATTCGTCAAAATCTGGAGAGGCCGCTTTAGAAAGTGGAGATAAAGGAGGTGGTGGTAAGTTTGGTAAGCTCGGTAAGATGCTTAAACCACTATTCAAAGCGTTTAAATCTATTTGGAAGATGGTAAAGGTTTTCTTAAAATGGAAAACTCTTGTTGTTGTTGCCATTCTTGCATTGGTGGGTTGGTTGGTTGTCAAATTCTGGGAACCGATTAAGAAGGCATTTATTGCAGTAGTAGATTGGTTTAAAGGTTTATGGGCATGGGCAAGTGAAGCAATATCAGGAGCATGGACAGGCCTGACAGAATTTATCCAAGGTGTATGGGATGGTGTTGTCGGCTGGTTCAAAGGTTTGTGGGCCTGGGGCGAGAAAGCTGGTGCGGCCATAGCAGGTGCATGGACTGGTATTACAGGTTTTATTAAAGGTGTGTGGGATAGTGTTATAGATTGGTTTAAAGGACTCTGGACTTGGGCTTCAGAGGGTGTTGCTGGTGCTTGGACAGGTATCACAGGGTTTATAAAGGAACAGTTTAGTGGTGTAGTGGCATTTCTTAGTGATTTATTTACTTGGCCTGATAGTCCTATGGGATTTGTAACAAAACTTATAGATATTATACTACTACCTTACAATCTAGTCATCAATTTCTTACGAGATATCTTTGGTTGGGGTAAGGATGAAGAAGGTGAAACTAAACCATTCAGTATAGGCACATTTATAGCTGGTATTGTCACAGGCATATGGTCTTGGATAAAAGGTCTATTTGGTTTTGGAGATACTGAAAAAACAAGTGCTGAAGGTGAAGTAGAAAAACCAGAACAAGGATGGTTGGCAACAATATTTGCTAAAATATTCCCCAAATGGCTTACAAGTCCTATAGTATGGATTAAAGAGAAATTAGGTCTTACTGATGCCGAAGGAAACTTAACAGACAAAGGTGCAGGAGTTGTTGAAGCGGGTGAAGGTGGTATTATGGCTGCGATTCAAGCAATGTTTGCTGACATATTCCCAGATTGGTTACTACATCCTATAACATGGATAAAAACAAAATTAGGTATGCTTGATGCCGATGGTAAAAAGACAGATCCTGCAGCGCTTGTAGAATTTGGTGAAGGCGGCATCGGCGCTATGATTGGTGCCCTCTTTAATAATATATTCCCGGAATGGATTAGAAGTCCTATAGTATGGATCAAAAAGAAATTAGGTCTAGTTGATGCTGATGGTAAACTTACTGATAAGGCTAAAGAAGTTGTAGATGCATCTAAGGGTGGTATTGGTGCTATGATTAGTGCTTTGTTTGGTGACATATTCCCTGAGTGGATTACAAGTCCCATAGTATGGATTAAAAAGAAACTTGGTATAGGTGAGGATAAAAAGGATGATACTGGTGGTTGGGAATTCCCAGGATTTCCTACAATAGCTGATTTAAAAGAGTTCCTTCCTAAATGGCTAACTGATCCAATTGGTTGGGTAAAAGGCTTCTTTGGTGGTGGTGATGACGAAGGAACGTCTGAAGTAGTTGATGGTGTAGAACAATCTCTAAAGAGTGCAGAAGAGCAAGGTTTATATAAGAAAAAAGGCAGGAAGGTAATCGGCCGCGGCAGCAGTGAGAATCTAGAAAGTACTATTGATAGAGATGCACTGGCGGCCGGTGTAGAATCTGGTGATGTACAGAAAGAAATGCTACAAGCTATCATAGCTGATGAAGATATCAGCGAACAAGATTTGGCGTTTATGCAAACGCTTGTAGAGAAGGCTACTGAAAAGGGTTCTCTTTATACCCATGATATTCATGTGGAGAATATTCTTAAAAAAGGTTTTGGTATATCAACAACTGGTGATGCTGAAAGTATTAAACCAAATAACCAATTAACACCAGGCAACGATATCGCCGCGGCAAGTTCTAATATGTATGGTGGTGCAGGAGATACAAATAATGTTATCACAAATGCGCCTGTCACTAACTCCAGTAGCAGTACTATAGTAAATGTACAAACGCCCAGGATGGCAACAGACCCCAATACGCAAAAACAGTCAGGGTATGCTCTATCCGGTTGGGCGAAATTTGATTGAGGAAAATATAAAATGAAAGTATACGCCAAGATGCTCTTGGTGTCCTTCTTGCTGTTAAGTCCTATAAAGACGTATGCTCAAGAGTTGACCCATGTGGACTTGATGTCAAAGATATTAAATTCCACTGTTTTAGTTAGAGTTGAGAAAGACAATGCAGTAACAGGCCATGGTTCGGGTGTAATCATATCCGAAGATGGTAATATTCTAACAAACTATCATGTGGTGCATAATTCAGATAAAATTAGAGTATGGTTACATAAAGACAGACGCCGACGTTACCATACAGCTACAGTAATAGGAATAGATCCTGTTGCTGATTTGGCATTGATTGATATAGATCCTTGGCCTGAAGAGGAAGCGTTTAATCACGCCAACCTAGAATACAATACCGATAAAATAATTTCAGGGATAG